GTGGCGCGGGCAAGACCCGGGCCGGCGCCGAATGGGTGCGCACCGAGGTCGAAGGTGCGCGGCCGCTGGATCCGGGCCGGTCGCGGCGGGTGGCGCTGGTGGGCGAAACCATCGAGCAGGCGCGCGAGGTGATGGTGTTTGGCGACAGTGGCATTCTGGCCTGTTCGCCGCCCGATCGGCGCCCCAAATGGGAGGCCACGCGCAAGCGGCTGATCTGGCCCAACGGCGCGGTGGCGCAGGTGTTTTCGGCGCATGAGCCCGAGAGCCTGCGCGGGCCGCAGTTCGATGCGGCCTGGGTTGATGAACTGGCCAAGTGGAAGCGCGCCGAAGAGGCATGGGACATGTTGCAGTTCGGTCTGCGGCTGGGTCCGGCGCCACGGCAATGCGTGACCACGACGCCGCGCAACGTGCCAGTGCTGAAAGCGATCCTGGCGAACCCGTCGAGCGTTGCGACCCACGCGCCGACCGAGGCCAACCGGGCCTATCTGGCGGCCTCGTTCCTGGAGGAGGTGCGGACCCGCTATGCCGGCACCCGGCTGGGCCGACAGGAACTGGATGGGGTGCTGCTGGAAGACGCCGAGGGCGCGCTGTGGACCTCGGCCGGGCTGGAGGCGCTGCGGATCGACGACTGTCCGGCGCTCGACCGGATCGTGGTGGCACTGGACCCGCCGGTCACCGGCACCAAGTCTTCCGACGAATGCGGCATCGTGGTGGTCGGCGCCTGCACGCAAGGCCCGGTGCAGGGCTGGCGCGCAGTGGTGCTGGAGGACGCGACGGTTGCCGCAGCCTCGCCCGCGACCTGGGCCGAGGTGGCGATCGCGGCGATGGAGCGGCACGGCGCCGAGCGGTTGGTGGCCGAGGTCAACCAGGGTGGCGATCTGGTGGAAGGCGTGGTGCGACAGATTGACCCGCTGGTGCCGTTTCACGCGGTACGGGCCTCAAGGGGCAAGGTCGCGCGGGCCGAACCGGTGGCCGCGCTATATGAACAGGGCCGGATCGCGCATTTGCGCGGGCTTGGCGGACTGGAGGATCAGATGTGCCGGATGACGGTACAGGGATATCAGGGCAAGGGCAGCCCGGACCGGGTCGACGCGCTGGTCTGGGCGCTGCACGAACTGATGATCGAACCTGCCGCGCACTGGCGCAGACCGCGGGTGCGGACACTGTAACCCCCTACCGGTTTCCAATTGGCATCAATATCCCCGCCGGAGGCAAGATTTTTTTCGGCGCAACGGGGGCTGCTTATCGCTCCCTTCGGGCGCTCTTCGCGGGCGCCAGCGAAGAGGGCTGTAAGGCCCGATGAGCGACCCGCAAAATGACTGAGGAGTTTCAGCAGATGGCATTCAACTTGTTTCGGCGCGCAGAGTCTGCCGTGCCCGAGAAAAAGGCAAGCGCGACCGGGCCGGTGATCGCCTGGGGTGGCGCGGGCCGGGTGGCCTGGAGCCCGCGCGATCTGGTCTCGCTGACCAAGACCGGGTTCGCCGGCAACCCGGTGGGGTTCCGCTCGGTCAAGCTGATCGTCGAGGCGGCGGCGGCATTGCCGCTGGTGTGTCAGGACCATGAGCGGCGTTATGACCAGCACCCGGTAATCGAACTTATCGCCCACCCCAATCAGGCGCAGGGCAAGGCCGAGCTGTTCGAGGCGCTATACGGCCAGCTATTGCTGTCGGGCAACGGCTATCTCGAAGCGGTCGGTGGCGAGACCGGCCTGCCGCTGGAGCTGCATGTGCTGCGCTCCGACCGGATGAACCTGATCCCCGGCGCCGACGGTTGGCCGATCGCCTATGAATATGCGGTAGGCGGGCGCAAACACCGGTTCGACATGACGGTGCCAATGCCGCCGATCGCCCATATCAAGAGCTTTCATCCGCAGGACGATCATTACGGTCTTTCCCCGATGCAGGCAGCGGCGGCGGCGGTGGATGTGCACAACGCGGCGTCGCGCTGGTCCAAGGGGTTGCTCGACAACGCGGCCCGGCCATCGGGCGCGATCATCTATCGCGGCGCCGACGGGCAGGCGGCGCTGAGCGACGACCAGTATGCGCGGCTTCAGGACGAAATGGCGAGCTATCATCAGGGCGCGGTCAACGCCGGCCGGCCGATGCTGCTGGAAGGCGGGCTGGACTGGAAACCGATGGGTTTTTCGCCCGTGGACATGGAATTTCAGAAAACCAAGGAGGCCGCCGCGCGCGAAATCGCGGTGGCATTCGGTGTGCCGCCAATGCTGATCGGTATATCGGGCGACGCAACGTACGCCAATTATCAAGAGGCCAACCGCGCATTCTACCGCCTGACGGTGCTGCCGCTGGCGACGCGGGTTTCGGCGGCGGTGGCGGATTTCCTGTCGCGGTTCACGGGCGAACGGGTGGTGCTGAAACCCGATCTGGATCAGGTGCCGGCGCTGGCCGCCGAGCGCGACACCCAATGGCGCCGGATCAGCGAGGCGGCATTCCTGACCGACGTGGAAAAGCGGGCGCTGTTGGGTCTGCCCAAGCTGGCGGAGGATGAATGAGCGCGGCGGCGGAGCGGAGCGGGTCAAAATTTCTTTACGCCCCGTTCGAGGTCGCCAGCGAGCGGATCGACGCCAACGAACGCGTGGCAGAGCAACGCTGGGCAGCGTTGGAATACCGGCTGGGCCGGATCGAGGCCAGCCAGGAACGGGTCGAAAAACGCCTGTGGCTGGCGGTCTACGGAGTAGTGGCGGTGATCCTGGCGCAAGGCGTCATGTCGCTGCTGACGGTGGCATCGTGAAAGGGGAATTGCCGATGATGGAATTGGAAAGCGGCCTGGAGCGCAAGTTCTGCCGGGCCGACAGCGCGCTGAAGGTGACCGATGGTACGCTGGTCGCGGGCTATGCCTCGGTGTTCGGCAAGGCCGATCAGGGCGGCGATGTGGTGCAGGCGGGCGCCTATGCCAAATCGCTGCGCGCGCTGGCCGCCGACGGGCGGCGGGTCAAGATGCTGTGGCAGCACGATCCGGGCCAGCCGATCGGGATCTGGGACGAGGTGCATGAGGATGCGACCGGGCTTTACGTCAAGGGCCGGCTGCTGACCGATGTGGCGCGGGGCCGCGAGGCGGCGGCGCTGATCGAGGCGGGCGCGATCGACGGGCTGTCGATCGGCTATCGCACCAAAAAGGCCGAAAGGGACGCAGGCGGACGGCGCCTGCTGTCGGAACTGGAACTTTGGGAGGTGTCGCTGGTGACTTTTCCGATGCTTCCCGATGCGCGGGTGGGCAGCAAGGCGGATGACCCCGCCGATGCCCTCATGCGCGATCTGGCGGAGGCCTTTCAGGCCGCCCGCCGCGCGGTGGCCGGCGATTGAGCCGGTCGAAAAGACCTCTCTCAAACAGGATCGACATATGAAACGGACCGAGACCAAATCCGGGGCGGCAGAGGCGCCTGCGGCGCAAGTGAAATCCGCCCTTACAGGTTTTCTGGGCGATTTCAGAACCTTTCAGGACGACATCAAGGCAAAGCTTCAACAACAGGAAGAGCGACTGACCATGCTGGATCGGAAATCTCATTTTACCGGGCGTCCCGCCCTTGCCACCGCTGCCGATGTGGAGGCGCCGCATCAAAAGGCGTTTTCCGCCTATGTTCGCTCGGGCGACGACGACGCGTTGCGCGGCATTCAGATGGAGGAAAAAGCCATGAGCTCGGCGGTCGCCGGTGACGGCGGCTATCTGGTGGATCCGCAAACCGCGGACGCCATCAAGAACGTGCTGAATTCGACCGCGTCGATCCGTTCGATCGCGGAAGTGGTGAACGTCGATGCCAGCTCTTACGACGTGCTGGTCGATTCCACCGAGTTCGGTTCCGGCTGGTCGTCCGAGACCAGCAGCATGACCGAGACCGGCACCCCGCAGATCGAGCGCATCTCGATCCCGCTGCACGAGCTTTCGGCGCTGCCGAAGGTCAGCCAGCGGTTGCTGGACGACAGCGCGTTCGACATCGAGGGCTGGCTTGCGGGCCGCATCGCCGACCGGTTTTCGCGCGCCGAGGCGGCGGCCTTTATCGCCGGTGACGGGCTTGACAAACCGACCGGCATTCTGACCCACACCCAGACGCCTGAAGGCACCTGGGCCTGGGGGACGCTGGGCTATATCGCGACCGGCACGGCGGGCGATTTCGACGCGGTTTCGCCGTCGGACGCGATCCTGGATCTGGTGTATTCGCTGGGGGCGGTCTACCGCGCCAGAGCGACGTTCGTGATGAATTCGAAAACCGCGGGCGTGGTGCGCAAGATGAAGGACGCCGACGGCCGGTTCCTGTGGAGCGACGGGCTGGCAGCGGGCGAACCTGCGCGCCTGCTGGGCTATCCGGTGCTGGTGGCCGAGGACATGCCCGACATTGCGGTCGACGCCGCCGCGATTGCGTTTGGCGATTTCCACGCCGGCTATACCGTGGCCGAGCGCCCCGATCTGCGGGTGCTGCGCGACCCGTTCTCGGCCAAGCCGAACGTGCTGTTCTATGCCACCAAGCGGGTGGGCGGCGACGTCAGCGACTTTGCCGCGATCAAACTGCTGAAATTCTCGGTGGCGTAAGGCCGCGCCGGGAACCGGCCGCCCCTGTCAAAAGGGGGCGGCCCGCGCGCGCCGGGGCGACACTCGTCCATCGTTGTCTAGCTGTTCCCTCCGTTCGGGCAACGTATCGGGCGCGCGCGATTTTTTCAGACAAGGGAATGATTTGGAGACTTGCACATGATGTTGACCGAGCAGACCACAGTGCCCGCCGCGGCGCTGCCGGTGAGCCAGTTCCGGGAGCATTTGCGGCTGGGCACCGGGTTTGCCGACGACGGCACCGAAGACGTGCTGCTGGAGGCGATCCTGCGCGCAGCGATGGCGGCGGCCGAAGGACGCACCGGCAAGGTGTTGCTGACGCACGCCTTTATCTGGTCGTTGCAGGCCTGGCGCGATACCGAGCGGCAGGCGCTGCCGGTGGCGCCGGTCAGCCTGATTTCCGACGTGACGGTGCTTGACCGGCTGGACGCGCCGACCATCATCGACCCGGCGGAATACCGGCTGGAACAGGACACCCACCGCCCGCGGGTGGTGACGCTTGGCTCGGCGTTGCCGACGATTCCCTATGGCGGCCGCGTGGAAATATCGTTCGAGGCGGGCTTTGGCGCGGTCTGGGATGCGGTTCCGGCCGACCTGGCGCAGGCGGTGTTCCTGTTGGCGGCGTATTACTATGAGCATCGCTCGGAAGCGGCCACCCGCGAGGGCGGCATGCCGTTCGGCGTGCTGGCGTTGCTGGAGCGCTGGCGCACGGTGCGGATGCTGGGCGGGTCGGGCGCATGAGAACGCTGCCGCAACTGAGCCGCAAGCTGGTGCTGGAAGCGGCGCAGCAGGTGGCCGATGGCGCCGGCGGGTTCACGGCAACCTGGATGCCGCTGGGCACGCTGTGGGCCGAGGTCCGGCCCG